ACCCAACGGATGATGCAACCTCACCAAGAGGCTTTAGAATCCCCATCACTGCGGAAACTAAGCCTGACCCGATACCGATTGACCCATCGCGGATCTCGTCGTGGTTGTTGGTCATCTGCTCGGTCAGTTCTTGGGAGCTTCCTCGGGCTTGCTGGCGACCTTAGCGGCCTCCTCGGCTTCCTTGGCTTTGACGGCGGCTTGCATAAACTTCTCGGCCAATGGCAGAACCTCTTTGGCTAACGGAAGCCCACCGTTTCTGACGACCCACTCGTAGATGTCCAAAGCCTTTTGGGCCTCGGCCTCGGTGAACCTTAGAACGAAGACTTTGACGGTGGCGGGTTTCGGTGTGATTGCAGGGGCGTTTTCCATGTCAGGGGGCGGAGACTTACTCCTCGGCGATCTCAGCGGCCAGCGTGTCGTCTGTCGAGATGGAAGTGTCGGAATCGGTCACTTCGATGATCTCAATCTCCGGTTCGATCTTTGGGTGAGCGGCTGACCATGCGGCGATGACCTCCGGGGTCCACAATGCGTTAGCAATGCGGACAACCTCATTGGGCTTGCCGTCAAGCAAATCGCCCGGGGCAAGTTCGTAGTTGCCCACGGAATCCACGGAGACCTGAACGTCGTCTTTAAAATAGGCGACCGTCTCTTGGACTGAAAGCGAGCAATCAGACTTTACGGTGACGGCGCAGAGTTTCTTGATTTCGATCATGTTTCAGGATCCGGGTTGGATGTTGGTGGCGACTTGAGCTTGGTAGGCCGCAATGACCTCGGGCGTCCAGACGGCTCCAGCAATCGCGACAACCTGCTCGGGTTGACCCGTAAGGTCTGAGCCGGGAGCGAGACAGTAGCGGCGGAATGTGGAGGCTTTGACAACCTCGCCATCGACGATCTGGTCCGCTAGGCGAACCTGAAGGACGGTTGAAGGAAGAACCTCGCAGAGCGAGAAAATTGTGCGTTCTGTTAGCATAGGATTATACGTTGTAATTTAATGTAAAACCGAAGTCTGTTTGACCTGAAATAATTGCGCTAACATCAATATTTACGTCATCAGTTCCGTTAAAGTAATTAAAATAAACAACTGCAGATCCACCAGAACCTTGGACATACATATTTTTTGCTGTTGAAAGCGCATTGCATTGACGTATCAATAGTTCTCCAACAACACCGCGAGCTCCAGGATCATCGTTTGGAAGTGTAAAAGGAAGGCCAGTTATTTGGATTGCACCAGAACCAGCTGTAACTTGAGTAACGTCAACAAAACTAACGCTTAACATTACAAGGCGACCAATTTTTGTGTATTTTCCAACTCCGTAGCTAAACGTGTAACTTCCGGCGGTTGTGACTCCTCGTAAAACCGGAGTCCACGTCCCCTCCTCGTAATCGTTCAGTGTGTTCGCAGTAGCCGTTCCGGTTCCGCCGGTAACAGCGGAGAAGTCGATGCCTTTGCCGGTTGGGAAAGCAAGATTTCCAGTCGCTCCGAGGGTCATCCGAGAACCCCAACTAGAACCGTTATGCGTCCAAAATTGCAGACCTTCGGTGCCATTGCCGTAAGCGGCAGCAATAATGCCATTGTTGGTGGTGTTATTGTAACCAATCAAAACACCTTTTGCAGAAGCAGTTGTTACATTGCTGAATTGGGAGATTAGGTCAAATTGGCCATCATAACCAAGACCACCAAGAACCTGAAACTTACCGTTTCCGTTAATTGGAACCAAACCTACTCCCAACCCATAAGAGTTAAGGGTCATGGCGGTAGTGCCAGCTACGGACCATGTGGAAGTACCGTCCTGCCCGATTCGATAACGCTCTACAAGAGTGGTCGAACCAGATGGGACGGTTGAAAACATCAATCGTGCAGGAGTGCTGCTTACAGTCCAAGCGGCTTCAGATGAAGCAGTCACACTTGCACCAGTAACATAAGTCGTTCCGGTGCTGTACCACCTAAAACTCAACGCAGTGGTTCCATTTTCGCCAACAGGAATCAAAGGCCGCTGCAAAGCGACGAATCCAGTTCCAGTGAAAAGACCATTACCAGTCACCGTCAGATCGCCGGTGATGGTGGCGGTGCCAGCTACCGTCAATGGACCGTTAATATAGTCCCCGGGAGTTTTAATGTTCCAACTCATGGTAGTAAATTTTTAGACTTCGTGAAGAACGAGGTTTTTGGTGCCGGTCCCGCCGTGAATAGCGTAGATCGGAAAATTGTTGCCGCTGAACCGACCGGAAATGTCCGTGGACATGATGGTGTCGTAGGGAGCAAGCCGGATGCCCGGGGTTGCTCCCGTGTCGGTGGTCACCGTGGCGGTTCCATCGAACGAGATGAAGATCGCGGTGTCGGACTGATTTTGCAGCATCAGCCACTGCCTTTCGGTGGCTGCATCGACGAGGGTGGCGGTCGTCGCCACGGCAATTTTTGTGATCATGGTGTCAGAGGATTTTCCACTTGCTTCCGGTGTAGCTAAGAACAAGGACCGCGTCGTTGCGGTCGATGGTGTAGGAGGTTTGGCCGGCCGTCTCGATGTCTCTTGTTCCGGCGTTCACCGTGATTGTGTTCGTCGTCGCTTGCGAGGTCACGTCGGCGATCTCAATGCGTTGGGCAAGACTGCCGGGGTCGGGCAGGGTGACCGTGACGGGAGCGAGGCGGGCTCCGACTTGGACAAGGTAGTTGGTCCCTGCAACCAGCGTGGCGCTGTGGCTCACGGCGGTCGGGCTAGCGGGCGTTGTGATTCCAGCAACGGGTGATTGCTCGCCTTGAAGCACCAACGCACTGGCGGCGGTGTTGTCGAACGCGGCGGCGGTGCTTGGGGTCTTTCCGTCGGGCGTGGCATTGACGAACGACTGGGACAAGCTCGGCGTCACCGCGGTCGGGCTGGTGTTGTCGTAAGGCGCAGCCTCGGCGACCGTTGCAGCGACCGGCGGCGTGTTGTCAAACGGGTTGTCCTCGAAGCCGACGTCTAGGCTGGCGACGGTGATTTGAGAGAACACAATCGGAGAACTTCCCACGCTGGTCACGGTCGAGGTAAGTTGCCACCAAGTGTTGATCGAGGTGCCCCCGGTGACGTTGACCACCAACTCGAGCGGGAACTCATTCGGGGCATCAAACAACGATATACGGACAAGCCCGGCCTCGTTAAGCGTGTCAGTTTGGAACGCAGCGGCCGGTCCTTGAAACAGTAATGTTCCGGCACCAGATGCAGTGATGAATCCGCTTTCGGTGAGGGTGTCGACCGTGTTGTCTGCGCTGAATCCGTTGGATTTAACCCAGTAGTATAACCGCCCAGGCGTTAGGCCTGTGACGGTTTTAATGCCTCCACCAAACGATGCGGTAATGTCCACCGAAACCGAACCGGCCCCGGTGACATAAATGCCGTTTGTGGTCGTGACCGATTGGAGGGTCAGCAAGACCGCACGGCCCGAAACCGTTGCAAGTGTCCCCTGTAAATTTACCGAGTCAAACGTGCCGGTGAGAGTCGCGCCAATCGTCTGGTTTGACTGCGCCCGAACGGCTGCGGTAAACCTTGAAGGAACACCGTAGACCGTCGGGGTTGTGTTGGACCACGCCGCGGCCAAGCCGGGCGTAATTGGATCGGCGGGCATGGTTGTTTGGTTAGGCGAGGGTGCCGGTGTTCAAGGTCGAGTGCAAAACGCGTGCCTCGAACTGAGCGGTGACAACGTTGTCGCTGAAGCTGATTTCGCCCGATACCTTGATCTGAACGTAGACGTCCATGGTGTTGACGAGGGCATCGCTCTGGTTGTACTGCTGGAGTTTCAGCCAGCCCTTTTTGGTCGCACCTTCGAGCGGGTTGTACTGGGTCGAGGCCGAGGTCAAAGCGAGCGTGCCGAAGATCAATTCAAACGCCAGCGGGCTAAGTTCCTGAGCGGTCAGGTTGATGGACAGTTGGCGCTTGGTCTCAATGACGTCATAGAGACGCATCACGCCCGGGGTCGGGGCGAAGATGTCGCGCTCTTCGCGTTCGTGCTGAATGGTGGCCTCGGACAGAATGCCAAGGTCAATCCATCCGGTGTCGGCGGCTCCGGGTTTGACAGTTCGGCTCGCGGTGCCGGCAGAAGGAACGGTGAAACTGCCGCCATCGCGGAAGAAAAAGCCGTGGTTGCCGAGAATAACTGAAGCGGTGTTCATGGGGTTTTAGAGGTCAGTTAAGGGTGGAAAGTTTCGTGAAAAGTAAGTGGTAACCGAGAAGGCCAGTGTCGTTTACGGCGATCTGGAGGAAGTCCTCGGAGGTCTCAAAACGGCGGTCCCCGACGGTGGCAGGAACCCACGACAGGACGGCCTGAGTCGCTGCAGCCACGGCCGAGTAAACGTTGCGGTTGGCCCCTCCTGCCGCCGTGTTGACGTGCGGGTTGACCAGCACTCGAACCACGATCTCGGCGTCCAGAAGCAGCTTGCCGCCACCAATGTCTCGGCGCATTGCCCGAAGAATCGGAGGAATTACAACCACGCAGCCTTTGGACCGGAGTTGGGTCTCGATGGCAGAGTCCTGGAGCCCGTCGTCGGAAATGCAGAGCACGCTTGGGGCGCTTGAAAAGAACGCGTTGGCATTGATTTCCGCGGCCACCGTTGACTGCATGGATGCGAGGGAAAGCATGGGTCAGATTGCCATGGTCCGGGCGGCTTGGGCTTGTTTGCGGATGATGTATTCCATCATGTCAACGCGGGCTTCGTTGAGCGCGTCGGCAATGGCGGCCTGTTGGCGCGGCTTCTGGAGTGATGCGGCCAGTTTGCCGGATGACTCGTTGCCGCCCCACTGGAAAGTCAAACTTGCGGAATCAGCGTCACGCTTGAAACCGACCTGAGACACAAGCCGGTTGTAGCGGTCTGTGATCTTCTTGCGCTGTTCACCGAATCGGTCAGCGGCCAGTTGTTGAGAAAGTGATTTGTACCGGGCAGACAACGCGGAGAAACCTCGGCCACTTTCGCGGGTGTTGAGTTCGGCGCGGACCAACAAAGCTTGGAGGTTGAGGCGCTTTCCACCGATCAGTTTTGACGCGGACAGCCTCTTGCCTCCCATGCGGAGTTTTCGGCCTTCGGCGGTCTGAGACACTCCCAATTTGGAGTAGACCCTTTGACGGATCTTGTCGCGAATCTTGAGTCCTCCACCAGAAGCGAGGATAGCAAGGCGGCTTTCTCGGACGGAACCTTTGCTCGGGGCAAGCGCCAGCAATTTGCGGGAAAGGCGGAAACCAAAGTCGGCACCCTTTTTGGCAACGGCCTCAGCCGCTCCTTTGCTCGACAGCGCGGCGTAACGGGTCAACGCAGCGTTGAACTCGGCGAGGTTGGTCTCGAAGGTCAGAGTCACGTCGTTACCTCGCAGTCCATCATCCAAGCCAACCCGTTATAGCGAACAGACTGGATGCGGTGGTATTTAGTCCCTTGCGTGATGACCTCCCCGACCTTCGGATCTGGAGACACTGCCCCATCGACAAACTCGACTCGGCTGGTTGACTCGCGGTCAAAGTCCGGGTTGTTCGGAAAGGCTTTTTCGTCAAACGGAACCCAGTTGATCACAGCCGACACGGACGCACCTCGGAAAGTCACCGTGTCCCCTGCCGTTGCCAGCAAGGCGGTGAATCCGTTAGCGAGTGCCGTATCGGCTGCGTTCATTGGCTCGGTTACTTTTTGCGCGGCTTGTCTGGCACCGGGGCGGGAATAGATCCCGGGAACTTGTGGCGCTTCTCGCGGCCTCGGTCCTCAGACCAAAGTTCGATTGTGCCGATTCCGTTGCCCCCAGAATGCACGGTCGCTTTGAACTCCGCTTCGACCTGTGAGGCCAGAGCGGGTCCAGAAACGACCTTGCCGTCTACGATGAGAATCCCGAGTCGCATGGCGATTAGGCCGAGATGATGCGCTTCAACGAGGAGGCCTCGCCAAGGGCGTAGCCGTAGAAGCACTCCAGCACAGCGACCACGTTACCGGAATCGTTGTCGTAGAACTCGCGGTAGCCGAGGGTGATGCCGGTTTTCTCGTCAGCCACCGGGCGGTAGACCCCGTCTTGGCTGCGGCCAGCGGGCTGGAGGTAACGCATCGCGGTGATCAGCGCGGAAGGGTAGGCGGCGAAGCCCACGAGGTTCTGGGAGTTGCCCGGGATCAGGCTCGACCGGTAGGTCATAAAGCCGGACAGGTTCGGGAGGGAGCCGGTCTGATTTGCAGTCGCACCGAGGGCGGCGGCGTCCTTGATAACGGAATCCTTCAACAGGGCGTTGTAGTAGCTCGAACCGAGAACCAGCGACCGAGGGATTTCGGGCATATCAGCGGTGTCACAGGCATCTTTGATGTCGACCACGTCCGCGTAATCGAAGTTTGCGGCCACACCGGTGTGAGCGGCGGATCCGTAGTTGGTGCTGGTGACCGCAGACAGAATGTCTTGGAACACGGCCTTCGCCAGCTGGAAGCCTTTTTGAGTGCCGAAGCGTTCGAGGGTCACCACGGGCGACTTGGCAATCGCGACGTCGGACAAGAACCAAGACACGAACTTGTGCTTGTTCAGCGTGATCGTGCGCTTGTTCAAGGTGGAGTCCTGACGGGTGTAGGTGCCGGAAAAGTCCGCGGCGGCAGAAGCGGCCGGAACGTAAGGCACTTGGATGGTGTCGGACTTCGAGGCCGGAGCCGGGTCAAAGTCGGTGGTGAAGGCTTGCATAGGAGCAAAAGCTCCAACGAAAGCGTCTAGGCCCGCCTGGGAGATGAGCGTCCCATTCAGGCCGGAATCGAGGGTGTTAGCCATGGTGTGTTTGGGTGTGTGAGTTTACTGTTGAAGCAACTGGGCCTTGTTGGCGGACCAGAAAGTAGTGCGCTGTTTGGGATCGGTGATCCGTGCAAATTCAGCGCGAAGATCGGAGGCTTTTTCGCCCGAGGAAACCGGAGCGCCGACTGGGTCGGATCCGGGCTTCATCGTTTGGATGACAGCCAGTAAATCGGAGGCTTTGGCGTCGGACTTGATCTGGGCAACCCAGGCGTCCTTGCCGCTCGCCATGATGCGCCCGTCAGCGATTGCAGCCTCAACGGTGGCAACAATCTTGGCATTGGCGATCTCGTCCAACGAGGCCTGAGCGTCGGCCTTGGCCTTGGCAAAATTGGCGAAGTTGGTCTCAAACTCAGCGACCGCGGCGTCTTCGGCGAGGTCAACGGAGGAGATCAAACCGGCGGCGGTCAGACTCTGAAGCAGTTTTTGCATGGTTTCGGTGTTGTTTTGGTCAGTCTCGGTTGTTTTGTTTGACTCCGTTTCTGCTTCCAGTTGCGCGTACAGAGCGCGGAACCAGTCACGGCCAGCAGCACCGCCCCAAAGATTGCCAGCAACGTCAGCCGGGCTGTCCACCTCGGCTTCAAGGAACCGCTCATTGCGAGCCCACCAACGGTAAGCTTTGCGGATCTTGGCTTCGGTCGGTGCCTCGCCAGCCTTAAGGCTCCGGGCTTCCTTCACGGTTGCCGGTTCAAGTCCGTCCCCACCTTTGCCGTCTTCGACCTGTTTGACGCCCTTGTCAAATGCGTTGCGAGCGGCTTGAGGCGCGGTCTTTGAAACGGCTTGGACGTCACCGACCACAGAGTCCTTGTACTCGGTCTCAACAATTTTGAGTCCTTCGACCTTGGTCAGTTGGGAAAAATTGAGTCCGACGAGAATGTCCCCCTCGACGAAAGCGTCTGTCCCCGGGATGGGTTGATGCCGCTGAATCAAGGCAGCGGGATCGGCTGCGGAGGCGGTGACTACGATTCCAGCGTCTGGCAGTTCAAGAGTCCCCTCGCGTTTGATTTCGAGAATTTCCCCGTAAGCGGTGCCGGTTGAATCGTTCCAACTGACACAGTCATCAACCATGAGTTCAGACGGCGCTGCGGCCTGAACCAAGGCGGTCGGAGTGCAAGCGAATCGGTCGGCACGGACCGAGGCATAAATGGGTTTGGCATCGGTCAGGTCGGTCATGAATCCATCAGACAGAGCCATGGTGCCGTCGATCCAAGTTTCCGCGTCCATCATGGCGCGGATAGCTTCTTTGCCCTTCTTGGTCACCTTTGAGTAGATCCCGGCGAGGGTCTCGCCCAACTTGTCGAGGAGATCGGCTTGTTCGCGGAGGTCATTGGCGTCACCGATGGCCCCAGTCCACGGGTTGTGGATCATGAGGTAAGCCGATGCCGGCATGACGCGTTTGGCGCCAGCCATGGCGATGATAGAAGCGATTGAGGCAGCAATGCCGTCCACGGTGACGGTCACGTCAGGCCGAGACGACAGATAGTGGTAAATTGCCAGACCGTCGAACACCGACCCGCCGGGCGAGTTGATGCGGACATTGATCGGACCATTGCCGAGGGCTTTGACGTCGCGCACAAACTGAGCAGCCGTGATCCCCCAGCCTCCGATCTCGTCGTAAATCAGAACCTCAATCGGTTGATCCGATTGGGCTTGTGCTTTGATCTCGTACCAGTTTTTCACGCGTTTGTTGCTGCGGCGTTGTTGCTCGAAAGCTCGTTGGGGTCAAGAGTCATAATCTCGGCCCGGTCCACGTTGAACTCCTGAGCGAGTTCTTGGGCATAAGCAATTTCTGCCGCCTTTTGCCGCAGTTGCTCGCGCCAGTCCTCACCGGTCTCGGCATAGATGCTCTGGAGCGTTCTCATGCCGCATTTGAACTCGTTGACCGCGGCAGATGAATTGCGGCCTACGTCCACATTGATGGACCGAGGAGACCGAAACGTTGACCGATAGAAATCAGCCGGTGCCGGACGCATTGACGGGTCCGTTTTAATTCCGGTTTCGATGACGTACTCATAGACGCGGCGAAGGTGGTCCGCGATCACGAAAGACCGGGACCGGAAAAAGGCGTTAGCAATGTCGAGAACCGACCGCATCGAGGTTCCCTGCATTGAAGTGGGCAGCACAATCTCTTTTGGGATGCCAATGCCAGCGCAGACCTTGGCGGTCAGGTAATCCCAATATCCCGAGGTGGCGGCTGACGGGCGCTCGACCTGAAACTGGTTGAACTCGTCACCGTGTTTGAGAACAGCGACCTCTCCGCCGAAGACGTCCTTGTAATAATCGGCCCGTTCGACCCCATCGCTTCCCAATATGGTGCCGCGGATAATGTCGTCATCGGTGACCTCGCCCTCCTTGGTTTTGATGACGTTCTGAACCTTTGACGCGGCCTTGGCGGCTTGCATCTCGAAGATCTGGAGGTCGTCCAAGTCGTGAAGGTCGTTCATAACCGGGTAAAGCGCCGGGAGTCCGCGATACTGACCCGGGCGTCCCGGCTCGAAAACATGGACAACGAACTCGGCTTCGACTCGCTGGAAAACGTCCTGCCGTTTGCCGTCGTCGTTGGTGATGTGGTAGGCTACCGGCCGGCCTCGTTCGTCCACCTCGACGCCGTCAATGATTGTCCGACCCTGCAAAGCGGGCGGGCTCTTCACCCGGTGGGATTCGACCAACTGAATCCGAGGGTTTCCAGATTCGCCTCGGGTGAGGATAATAAAAATTTCACCATCGACGAAAAGCGCCCGGGCAATGATCCCTTGAAGACTCCCAAACGAGAGTCGGGAGGATAGATCGGCAAACCGTTGCCAGTCGCGCCAGTAGTTGAGCGCGGTCGCATTCCACGCGGTGTCAGACGACGACGGGAAGAACGCGAGCCCCTGCCCTACGGTGTACTGCTCAAAAAGGTCGGCGATCCGGTTTACGAAGGCGTTGTTGCGCTCAAAATACCGGGACCGACGCACCAACTCGTAACGGCTGTAGGGGTCAATGTCGAACGAAGCCGACTGAACCGAACCGTGCAGCGTGGACCGCTGAGTTGTTTGGCGGGCTCCCTCGTACCGGGCTTTCGGTGAAACCACGAACCGAGTCGCAGCGGCTAGGCGTTCGAGTAATTTCATCGCATGAGATTAGAGAAATCGTTGCGGAAGGCACGAACGGGTTTTAGCCGTCCCATCATGTAGCCGAAGCGATTGGCATCAGTCGCATTTCCGGCTGTCACCGCGTCGTCGTAGAGGTCAAGCAAACGGCTGAAGGCCTCAGCCATGTCTGTGGGAGTCACGCCTTCGGAACCATTGACTTGGAACGTCACTGACCGCCCATTGCCGGTGGTCTGCTGCAAGATCTTGCCTGACTCAAGCGCGTGGACGGCCTCGTTGTTGAGGCTGTTGAGCTTGTCGAGCAGCGTGGCCCCATGGGTCACCGTCGAGTAGACGTGACGCAAGAGACCGCGGGCGAATACAGAAGAAACTGCCACAATTGAAGGTCCGCAAGAACAGAGCGTTGACGCTATCGGTGCTTTGAACCGTCCTCGCTCATTTCCGCCCGTGGCGGCGTTCGGCACGCGGTTGCGGATGTTTTGTCAGCCACGCCAACGCCTCTGTGAGTCGCGCCCGGCCCCCCGGCATTGGGAACCCTCGGGCTTTCATGGCGTAGACGTAGGACGGAGCCCGCTTGAGCATGGCGGCGATTTCCTTTGTCGTGAGGAGGTCAGTTTGCATCGGAGTTGGTCATGCGGAGGCGGTTGTGGAAAATTGCACCGGCAACTTGCATGACTTCGCAATCGGCCAAGTGATTCGGCCATTTTGAGGAACGAGACAGCCACGTCCACGTTGTTCGGCCGGTGGCGCTGGAAAGTCTGGCGACCTTTTGCTCGCAGTCCAAGTGCCTCCAGTATTCCGGCGAGGCTACGTTGTCGGCGACCTCCCACCGGGTGGCCGTCTTTCCCTTGCGGAGGCGTTCTAGGATGTCCTTGGTCACGTCGGTCCCAAACTCCAAGAGCTTGAGTTCAAGACGTCCCTGCCGCCCAGCGTTGTCACCGACCCGAGGATCAATTCCTCGGAGGAAGAATGGATCTTCCACCCCGGTTTTCGGGTTGCGCCAACCTTTTCGAGGCATTCCCTTGGCGGGCATCCATCCGACCCACAAAGGAACCCGGCCGGTCCTCGGGAAGAATCTGCCCCACCGGAGGCACTCAGAGTAAACGCTGGGGGCATCATAGCCTGAGTCGATGATGACGTGGACGTCCTGCACCCCGTGCTGGCCCTGCTTTTCACGCACGTCGTGCCAAGTGTCGAGCGGCCCCGCGTCGATGGCCCGGGATGACCCGTCCTCGTTCCATGCCCTGACCACAAACCAGAAGTGCGGGCTGGAAGCCTGACAGTCTACGGTCAGGAACTTGATCGCCTTTTCGGCCACGCCTTCGGTCCCCGCGACGATTAACTCCTCGCGTTGTCGGGGCGCGGCTTGGTTTTCCCATGGTTCGCTTAAATTGCCGTTGATGAAGCCCTGAAGCCCGATAAGGGATTCCTGAGCCTCCAAGAACTGCACGGCTAAGTGCCCCCATGTGCATTTGCGATCCGGGCTGTAAAGGCTCGACAGATGGTAAGATCGGACCCCGGGCAACGAACCCTTGTTTTCGGGAATCCATTGGCCGTGTCGAAGGCTGGCAACCTTTTGCGAGTCGTTAATGGCCCCCTTGCAGAGTTGGCATTCGTAGCGGGCGGATCCGCGCACCTTGCCGAAGTCCCATTTGCCGTCTTCCAGTTTGGCGCTCTCGTCCCACTTGACCTGCTTCCACTCCAGCCGGATGAGGGCCTTGCAATTCGGGCAGGGCAGGTAATACCGGCGCTGGTCGCCTCGAAGGAACCGCTGCCAGATTCGGCCCTCGGTGGTTGTCGGGGTCGAGGTCAAGAACAGTTTGGAGGATGAGAACGCCTTAAGGCGCTGCTCGGCCAAGTCCAGCGCGTCGGCTTCCCGGTCTGAGGCTTGGGCGAACTTGTCAACCTCGTCAGCAACCAGCACCCGGACGGGTCGTTGGGCTAGGTTGGCCGGGCTGTTGCTGCCCACAAAATTTAGCGTCGAGCGGTCAAAATGCTGTTCGAGATGGGTGAGTTTGTCCTTGTCGCTTGGAAAATGCGCGACCATGGCCGGGCAGTCTTCAAGCATGGGCATCCATCGACTTTTGGAAAACGACCGGGCAAGGCCTTCGGTGGGCATCAACCACAGCGCCGGGCTTGGCTCGTTGTCGATCAACCACGCAAGGCCAGCCATCAGGGTCGTCGTCTTTGACGTCTGAGATCCCCAGCACAGCGTCATTTCGACCACGCCTGAGTCTTTCCAACATTCGAGCGGCTCGCGAACGTAGGGGCGAACGCTCGTCGAGTAAGGCCCGGGATGCTCGGTTTGCCGAGCGGTTAGCTTGAGATTGGCCTCGGCCCATTGGACCACGGTTTGCCGGGGAGTCGGGCGGTAGAGGCCCCGGCGGAACTCCAGAATGTCGCGTTGTTGGTCGGTCAAATTCATAGCTTTTTGTGAGCTTGATCAATAATTTTTGGAATTGCATTTTTCCAACTTATTTTGTGATGCATTCGATTCATTCCAGGCGTTACTGTTGCAATACAATATGACGGGCCAATCATAACGGTATAAAATGTTTTTACATATGTTCCACTTGAAAGATATGCCTCCGACATTCCACCAGATGTTCCTTGGGTTTGTTTTTGTTGTAAATACGCATCTGGTATTGTAAAAAACAATCTTCCACGCGATCCAAGTGAAAGGTATGTGTTTACATCCTCGTTTAATCTACTAAAAAACCAAAACCTTCGTGAAGTTTTGCAAAAAAACGAGTTCATTGCTTTCCGTCGTTTAAACGGAAATGGAGGGCTTTTGCTCCATTTACAAACAGACTCAGCACCTCCAATTAAATCGCCGGTTTGCATAATACAAACCGAATCAACCCTATCGTCTGCGTTTAATATCTGAACAATTGCTTTGAATATTAAGTCAAGATTGTAAATGTGCTTTCTAACAAAAGCTCCAAAACGGTCAAACGTATAACGAAAATCAACGTAATCATCGTCTAAGACAAGGAAGTAATCAAAGCAACGATTGGCAGCAAAATCGAAGCAGGCATTTCGTGCATGAGTTGTTGTTCTGCGGTTTTGAAAATTATCACAGTTGTCGATCATCGACGCATATTTAAGTTTGTCAAAAACTAGAACCCTTTCATAGCCAAAGTTTTTTTGATACTGCTCGACGGTTTTGTCTTCGTTATCGCAAACAATAAACACTAGCCCTGTGTAACCGTGTTTTTTTAGAATCTTAAGTGTAATGACGTTGTCGGATCGCCCGTGGCTGATAATGAAAACGCAGAAACTGTCACTCATCGGACACCTCTTCGTTAGCCTCGCCTTCAAGTGAGTTTACAATCTCCTCTCTGAGTTTCGCGTAGCCCATTTGAAGCGCCTTTTCAAAGTCGATAATGATGAGAGCTGAGTTTTCCATTAACTCCTGAGTTTTTTTGTCAGCGTGGCAGTAAAACTCAGCAATCTTCTCGTAGTTAAACACAAAGTGCCGCGCTGCTGCCGTTTTTAAAAACTGCTCAATCTCCTTCGGTAGCTTGGCGCTTGCGATTTCGTGGATCAGCTTCTCAGCGTGTTGCGAGTCCACAAGCTCAGAGACTGACGGCTTCTCACCTTTGGGAGTGTAGATTGGAGCATCAATTTTGTGTGTGTAATTATCACTGAGCCCATTTTCAAGTCCCCCACTGTCAAAAATTTCTTTAAGTTCATCGTTTGAAAATCCGGTGAGAGACAAATTGAATCCGTCTTCTTTGAGGATGTCCAACTCTACCTTAAGCATCTCCTCGTCCCATCCGGCATTCATTGCCAGCTTATTGTCAGCGATAACGTAGGCGCGAACCTGACCGGGCGACAGGTGGCCAAGTCGAATGCACGGCACTGTCTCCATGCCGAGCTTGCGCGCAGCCATGACTCGGCCGTGGCCGGCGACAATAGTCCCGCGGGTGTCGATGAGAACCGGGTTGGTCCATCCAAACTCCACCATGGAGGCAGCAATTTGGGCGACCTGTTCGGCGGAATGCGTTCGGCTGTTGGTGGCGTAGGGAATCAGGTCATCGACCTTGATTTCTTCAATTGTTGGCTTGGTCTTCATTTCCATGGGTCGGTTTGCTGCAATGTGGCTAGGGCGACTTCCTGAACCCAGCGGTCCAGTTCCTTTTCTGCGTGCTCGGGGTCGTGCGGCGCGATCCGGCCGGCAAGTTGCTTGGGCATTGATCGCAGCAATGTGGCGACCGCTCCGTCGTGTTCTTGCATGACCTTTCGGACCCAGTCACCGGAGACGAGTGTTCGTTCCCTTTCGGCTAACGTTAGCACCTCCTCCCGGGCGGCGGTCAGGTTGCGGGCTGCGCTGTTGTGGATCTGAACCAGTCGGCCGGCGTCGGGCTGTCCGGCTTTAAGCGCCCGCACTGACAAAGCGTAGGCGGCTTTCTCAATGCCTTTTTGCCGTTCGTAGGAGCCCTGCGGTGTGTCCGCGGAGATCAACGATGGATCGGTGGGTGCTTGGGCCTCGGGCGGTCGGTACGGTCCCGGTTCAACGGATGATCCCGAAGCAGATTTCGGGATGATCCCCGGGCGCTTCTGAGCACCCATTCCCCGCCAAGAGTCCGCGGCTTCGGGCGAAGTCAACGGCATTCCGGCCTTCACAAGCTGGGAGACCCGGCCCTTGGTCAGACCGCTGTGGTTGACGTAATCGGTCTGAGTCATCGCAGCGTCTCGGGTAGGTTCTCGGGCTTTTCGTGCATGATGTCCCGGATGCCTACGGCAATGGTCCGCAGCACCGGGGCATTCGGCTTGGCGTTCGGCGAATGCTGAAGAGCGAATTGTTCCGGCGTCATTGCCTTAGCTCGGATGCGTGAAACTGCCCATTTAATGAGGTGGTGACCGATGTTCAGGGCAACATATTTGGCGGCGGTTGTCATGGGAGTTTACAGAGTTTAGGAAAGTTTACGCTCGGCGGCTTATCGGTCTGCTTTGGCCCCTGCGTGCAAGGTTTTGGCTGGGAGGGTTCCCATCCGGGGGGAGGCACCTGCCCTTGGATGCCCCGCCGCGTGCGCTGCTGCCTCGCTGGCGCGTTTTGATTGCTGATTGGTCTCCTTACCCTTTCCGGTGGTCACGGCGGCTCCTTGGGCAAGCCACAGCGTCTTACCGTGGGCAATTATTGCCGGCACCTTGACGATTGATGATTGAACGGCCCTTGCGATCTCGGCATGGGTGGATCCGTTGTCCCGCATGAGGTAAGCTCTGAGGCATGAATAGCTCTCGATTGGCTTGGTGTAACTCGCCCGGGTTGCCTGGAGCTTCGGTATAGGTCGGCCAGTGGCGTCAAACTGGGTGCCATGAGGGTAGGACATGAGGCCACGTCGTAGCCCATAGGCCACTAGGTCGTCGGCCTCGGCTAGGGCCTTGGCTGCGTCGGCAAACCCGGGCTGGATCTCACCGGGCTGCACCTTGTTGGTCAGATAGTATTTGTTTCTCATAGGTCAAAAGGGAACGTCGTCTTGTTGGTCAAAATCTGGCTGCACCTTAGCGGTCGGCTTTGGCTCGGGCTTTGCGTCTGAGCCTCGGTTGATCTTCTTGTAGTTGCCCACGATTGCCCCCTTCTCGCCCTTCGCTCGGGCTTCCTTGGACGTGCCTTGGCTTACGAACCCGTCGTTGCCAAACTGGTCAATTCCAGCCTTGTTTGGGATCAGGACAAGGTCGGCGTAAATCCCTTTTGCACCCTTAAAAAATTGGGTCTTGTCGAGCTTGGTGACGTCTATTTTTGCGATGATCATGTGGTTTTTAGTGTTGGTTTTCTGGTTTTTTGTTCGGTCGGTAATCCTCTGCCCCGGTCATGTCGAGTACCGCGGCCCTGTGGAGTCGGCTTTTGACCCGTTCGTCAAAGTTTGATGCCCATTGAGCAGATTGAATGTTGGTCGATACCAGCAAGAAACGGTTCTCGCAGGTCTCTAGGGCAACTCTAAGGCGTTCGGCAGGTGCCCCGGATTTAAACCGGTCAACCTCTGAACCAACGTCGTCGAGGATTACCATCTGAGCCCTGCGGAGGTCGTAAAGCCAGTCCGTCCATTCGTCTTCGTCGAGTTCAATGATCCGAGACCATGCGGCCCAAACCACAGACGGAGGTCGCTGCCAGAACTCACCGTAAACGCCCACCGAATGATTTGCCAGAAACGTCACCGCGGCCTTAAGCGCGTGGCTCTTACCGACTCCCGGAGGCCCAGAGATGACCATCCACGTCCCGTTCTCCCGTCGATTCATTGCCGCGGCCTTGATCCATGCCTCAACGTACCGGGCAAGGCGCTTGGGCAACGGGCTTGATTCGTTGAGCCCGATGACCTTGGCCCGGAATGACTCCGAGTCACGGGTCAAAAGGAGTTTTCCCAGTTTGCTCGTAGCGGAGGTCGTTGAGCCGGTCGATCTCTCTGGAGCGTCTGGTTGCCTCTGCTGAGTGATTTGCAATGTCACCGAGTGCAGCATTGCGTCGAGCGATTGGGTCGTTTGCATTTGCGGAGTCGGTTTGAGTGGCGGGTTGTTTGGCGCGGTCGATTTCGGTATTCCAGTTGTTGAGCAGTGTGACGGGATCGCGGCGGAGGTATGGGTTGCCGGAGTTGTAGCGGGCTTCTAAGACGTCGATGTCCTCGGGAGGAGTGTTCAGAGCCAAAACGTCTTTGAGCGCCCGGAGTTCCTTTGTAGACCAGTTGGTGGTTGGTCTTCGACCAAACCATGAGCCGATTCGCAGCTTGAAGGTTTCAACCTCTATGCTTGGAGCATCATCCAAGCAATGCTTGGACTGTGCTTGCTTACTTTCCTTTTCCTTTTCCTTATCCTTATCTCTTTCTTTCTTCTCTAAGAGCTTTTCATTTCGCTTTGCCCAACGAGCTTCTGCCGCTTTTTTGGCTCGGTCGTGGTTAGTAACGTGGAAGGCATTTCGATCCTCCCAATTTCGGATAATGCCATTTTCAAGAAACCCGGCATCGTTTAATGCTTGGAGCATTTCTTGAGCATTGCCCGAGTATTGCACAAGCATTGCTAAGTCCTCTGCTTGGTAGTTGCTCAGGTCTCCGTCGGGTGCGTTTTCGGCTGCAAAAGACCAAAGTCTTGGAGGAATCCAGAACGCTGCGTCTCCAAGCTTTCGCCTGAGTTGGAGAGTTTTTCGATGCGTCCAGAACGACGAATGGAGTCGGACGTACAGGTTGCTCATGTGGTTAATGAAGCCCCAATCCAACCAACACCGGGTAGCAGTGGGTGCAGCCCTGAACGTTGCGTTTCAGGGAAACCCGCCGGCATTGGCTGGATTGGAGGTTCGGTGATGTTGTTCATCTCTGCTTTGGGCTGCTACACCCGTTTGCCGCCTTACGGCGACTGCTGACAGTTACTTTGATTCGGTAGAAACTACCAGCGAAAACTTGTCAAGGAACTCGGCCTTGGGTCGGACGTAGTTGCGGCCGTTGCGGGTGTAGACGATGACCTGTCGCTTGGTCTCACCGATGCGGAGTTCGGCCTCTGCGATCATTTCGACGGTGACGGCGGCGTTGTGTTTGGCTTGGTAGATCATGGTGTAACTTTTTTTCGGTAATGGGGCACCGGGTAAGAATGGCGCATGGGCATAAAAATGCGAAACCGCTTGTGCTCCATGATGCCGGCTCGGACTGCAATGCTCAACATTCGGGCTGTTTGAGCGCGTTGAAGTCCCCACTCGGTCCCCCATTGAGCGACCGTTTTCCAATCCTCGGTTGGGCTCTGGATTGTGTGTTGGATCTCGTCCCGAATGAGTCTTAGAAGCTCGGCAGATTCCATGTCTTTTCCCCCTGCGGCCACTGATGAAGGTAAAGTTGCGCGGTTGTCTCGGTGTACTCGCCAAAGACGATGCCGTGGGACCAAGCGAGGGTTCCCCGGCGTCGGAGCGCGTAGTCCATGCAGGGCGCGTCGGCCAGCGTCCCAGGCGATAGGCAGACCGGGTTGTCGCTACGTCGGCCAGTCGCGATCCCAGCGCGGTGGGCGTGGGCAACGACGGTGTTGCCCCAAGTCTCGGCGGTGTCCCTAAGGAAATTCTCGGAATACAGCAGACCGTGCCCCCATTTATAGCCTCCGAGGGTGTACCAAGAGCGCGGCAGCACGTCGTGGTGTTTGATGAAAACCCGGGCATGGCGCTCGATGGGCTCACGCATTTTGTCCCAGATGGCCTCGGCAAAGCCCCGCACCACGGTGTTGTGGTGGTGCAGGTATTTGAGCGCACGCTGGTCATGGTTGCCGAGAATGAACACCGTCGGCCTGAGCGCGTTGAGAAACTCTCGGCCCTGCTCAATGTCGTCGAGGTAATCGTCGGCATGGTCTGAGTCGTCAGGATTTGCCAGCGATCCGGCACGAAGGCTGGCAAGGTCATAAGCGTCCCCGAGGTGGATTACCTCGTCGGGCTGAAACTGTTCCCGGAACAGAATTGCAGCAGCCAACGCGTCTTTGTTTGCTCGGTTGCCGTGACTGCACCCGATGGCCATGACCCGTTTCCGGCCCGGTGTGATGTTCACACTGACCCGTGGACCACAAATCGTGGTGGGTTGCAAGTGCGCGGTTACCAGCGGGCAGCGATGGGCTCACAAGACGTCCCTCCGGCGTTGGCCCGACCCGATGAGGGAGACCGCGGCCATGGTGACCTTGTGAAGGCTGGCGATGCCTTTGAGCGGTTGCCCCGCGGACCAGCGCTTGCGGATGTCCCGGACCGTTTCGTCGGGCAACGGAGGATGCAGCAGAACTCCCCCGGTGAGTCGTTTTACTGGTGCCCCTAACAAGCGGGCGATTTGTTCGGCGGATAGCTGGGCTTTCATTTTAGCAAATGTTTGATAAGGAGATTTCGGTCTTTAATCGAAGCCCGAAGAATCATCTCTAACCAAGCGTAAGGGTTGATTGTCGAAACGTGTTTCCACTCTGGGCTTCCATCGAGGCTCTTGGCTGTCCCTAGAGTTTCCACTCGGATTGATCCGTTCCATGCGTGGACATAGACAAAAGCAAAGTTGCTTTCGCTCACGGCTTGGCCTCCTTGGCTTTGTGCCATCGGTTAATGTTTGCCATGTCGTCATTGTCATACATGAGTTCATTCCCCGCCTCCTCCAGCCTGCGAATTTGCTCCATGTAGTGCTTCCGCTCACCTTCGAGCTTGTCCCACAAAGCGCGGAGACGGTTTTCGAGTTCGGTGACGTGTTCATTCAACCTGTTAATCTCCTTACGCTGCTCGTAGCATTGGAGCTGTAGGCTGTTGTATCTTGCGTTGGTCGGATCAGCCTCATACATCGGTTTCCCGAATGCTTCGTTTATTTCTAGGTCTGTCATTGCTTGTTCTCCTTTGCTCGCTGCCATGCATTGGCCAGCAGCCGATAGTTTGAGTCGGAAATGGTGCCGTCCTTCAGCCACTCAAGCAGCTCGTCGCCGGTACTCTTGAGTAGATTGATGTGGTCGTTGAGCAATCCAATCTCGTTACGCAGACACTTCTCAGGCCGCTGAAACTCGTCCATATCAGTGCGTCTCCAGCACTCATAGGTCGTCTCTGTTC